TTTAATATCGGGCTGCCGCAGAAAACCCACAGCAACGGAACCACAATCGACGCGGAGCCATTGGAAAGGCTGGAGAGAGTATCGGAGTCCTAGTCTGGTGCTCCAGCTGGGTGGCTGCATCGAGCGCCACGCTGAACGGCTGAGCGATTCCCGCGCATAAAAGGACCGCGCGCTTCTTTAGATGGCGCGACCCCCACGCGGACCACGCAGGCAGGCGCGGGCGGGCATCGGTTCCATATCATATACCTTCGAACTCGCGACGGAGGTTGCGTTTAGTACCCCCCATGGACCCTGTGGCAAAAGGGGTGGGGGCATAGCGAGTATGTTTTTAAAATTTTTTTGCATTTCTGGAGGTGAAAATGCTGCTACCTGATCAATTACAGGAGCTGTTGAGGAAGTTTGATCAGCTAAAGGGTGTGGAATGTGTGTATCCGAGTGAGTTACAGGCGGATATGGACCCATGGACGTGTCGCATACAGGGATATATCACGATACACGGTCATTTAAGGGCGTATGAGACGGAAATAGACACTAGGCAGCTAAAGGATGCTGCTGATCTGTTGAAGTTAGCTGAGAATTTAATTCGTAGCTTCGAGGATGCTGCGAAACAGTTGAAGAATGCTTAATCGGTCACGGGTAGGTCCCACCTCCAATGTTGCCTACCTAAAGAACTTGGACTCTTTCCTCTCTGATTGGTCGCCACAGCCAATCTTTTATGGTCCTTGGGCGGCAGTGACGCTGGATTATCGTAACCAGCACTTATTTTGGAGGTAAATGTGGATAAACACGTTAGATGTGTGAGTTGTGTATTTTTTCAGCCCCTGTTGCACAGTGGTGTAAAGGAGGGTGATCAGATACGTTTAGGTAAATGTCGCAAGAATGCGCCTACGGTAGCGGGTTTTCCGCAGGTATTGCCGTATGAGTTTTGTGGAGAACATCGATTAGATGCTGAAAAGCTAGGGGTAAGTGATGTCAATTGATTATCAGCCCCCTGGCAAGGCGGCGGAAGGCTTTCACATGGATGATTCTTTCGTTCGTGGGTTAATGGGACCTGTAGGTAGTGGTAAATCTACGGCGTGTTGTTATGAGATTTTGTGGAGATCTTTGAATCAGCAGCCTGGTCCTGATGGTGTACGTCGTAGTCGCTGGGCGGCGATTCGTAATACCTATCCGGAATTGAAATCTACGACGATAAAGACGTGGATGGACTGGATGATTGATATTGCGACGATTAAGTGGGATACGCCAATTACATCAAACATCGTGATTGACGACATTGGTGACGGTACTGGTTTAGATCTTGAGCTGTTATTTATGGCGATTGACCGTCCTGAAGACGTTAATAAGTTGCGATCACTCGAATTAACGGGCGCTTGGATAAACGAAGCGTCGGAATTGGATAAGGCTGCGCTGGATATGTGTACTCAGCGTGTAGGTCGTTTTCCGTCTAAACGTGCCGGTGGTCCTTCGTGGACTGGGGTTATCATGGATACCAACCCGCCGGACGATGATTCGTGGTGGTACAAACTTGCAGAAGAAGAGAAGCCTGATACCTACAAGTTCTTTAAGCAGCCAGGTGGATTGCGTAAAGATCTCGACCCTAAGTCGAAGACGTTTAATGAATATGTCCCGAATGAGACAGCGGAGAATATTCAGAACCACTCGCTAGGCTATCAGTATTATCTGAATCAGGTGCCTGGTAAGACTGAGGACTGGATCAAGGTCTTCTTGTTGGGTGACTACGGTACGACGTTGGATGGTAAGCCTGTTTACCCTGAGTACAACGATAAGGTCCATCACGTTGAGAAAACATTAAATCCAGTTCCCGGGATGCCGGTAATTGCTGCGTTTGACTTTGGATTAACTCCCGCATGTGTTTTTCTGCAAATGTCGCCAAAAGGTCAATTGCTGGTGCTTCGGGAGCTGGTATCTGAAGACATGGGTATTCGTCAGTTTTATTCCGAGGTGGTGAGACCTTTCATATTGGAGACGTTCCCCTCGAATAGAGTTGAGGCGGTTGGCGACCCAGCTGGTAATATAAGAGCGCAGACAGACGAAAAAACCTGTATGCAAGAACTACTTAGTCTTGGTTTAATTTGCGAACCGGCTTCGACTAACGAATTCATCAAGCGCCGCGAGAGCGTGGCGTTCTTCCTACAACGAATGTCAGGTGGTGAGCCTGGCTTCCTACTCGACCCTAGCTGTAAGCAATTGCGAAAGGGTTTTAACGGCGGTTATCGATACGAGCGTATCAGATCGTCTGGTACTACTAAATTTAAGGATCGACCTGTGAAGGATAAGTTTTCACACATTGCTGACGCATTGCAGTATGGCTGCTTGTATGTGCGTGATGAGATGAACCCTGTCCGTGCAAGGTCCGTAAAAGGCGCATCAGTTGGCGGTTGGGTATAAATCATGGCACTGAATTCAGTAAAGCTACAGAAAGTCTCGGAAGAGAATTTAATCGAAGACGAGCCAACAATGTTGTCGTTGGCGGCACACGTTAAGAAGTGCTACGACGAGGCGAAGTCTGCTAAGACAGACATAACTGAGCGATTACTGCGTTGTGAGCGCCAGCGTCGTGGCGAATATGATCCAGATAAGCTGGCAATGATCCGAGATACAGGTGGATCTGACATCTACATGATGCTGACAGACATTAAATGTCGTGCAGCGGAGTCTTGGATCAAGGATGTCATGCTAAATGCTGGCGAAAAGTCTTGGAGTTTGCGTCCAACCAAGGAGCCGGATGTTCCTGACGAGTTTCGTGATGAAATTATTGAGACTGTTGTGATCGAAGCAGCTGAAGCTGGTCTCGAAGATGGTCAATTTGAGCCTCAAGTAGTCAAAGTCCGCATGGAAGAGATCTACGAAGAGGTTAAAAAGCGTCTAAAGCACCAGGTACAAGAGTCTGCCATGAAGATGGAAGACCGTATTCTGGATAAAATGCAGGACGCAAAGTTCAACGACATCATGTCTGAGGTCATTTATGACTTCGTTACCTTCCCAACTTCGTTCGTAAAGGGACCGATTGTTCGCAAGAAGAAGAAAATGGGCTGGGGTAAGAACTGGACACCCAAGGTTGAAGAGGCAATTGTTGAAGATTTCGAGCGTGTTAGCCCGTATGACATCTTCCCATCGCCAAATGCTACCACTTGCCAAGACGGATACATCATTCAACGTCATCAATTAACCCGTGGTGACTTGGATTCTATGCGCTCAGCGCCTCAATTCGATAAAGAAGCAATTGAACAGGCGCTATATGACTACGGTAATCGCGGTATCCGCGAGATGATCCAGTCAGATTCTGAAAGAAATCTCCTACAAGGGCGCAATAACTCGCTGTCTGGCACCGATGTGATAGAGGCAATTGAGTTTTGGGGTCCTGTTTCTGGTCGTATGCTCGAAGAATGGGGCATGGATGGCTTGGATGAGTACAAAGAGTACGAAGTAAACGTGTGGATCTGTGGCGAACATATTCTAAAAGCTGCACTAAACGTCGATCCTTTGACGCGCCGTCCATACTCAAAGGCAAGCTGGGAGGCGATTCCTGGCGCGTTCTGGGGTTTAGGCTTACCAGAGATGATGCGAGACGTGCAAAGCGTTTGTAACGCAGCAGCTCGCGCCCTAGCTAACAATATGGGCATTGCTTCTGGTCCTCAGGTAGAGGTGTCAGTAGACCGACTGCCAGATGGCGAAGATTTGACACAAATGTATCCATGGAAGATATGGCAGACAACTTCTGACCGTACAGGTGGTGGTCAACGTGCTGTTAACTTCTTCCAGCCAAATATGAATGCCGACACGTTATTGAATGTGTATCAGTTCTTCCAGAAGGTATCTGATGAAGTGACTGGCGTACCTAACTATGTGTACGGCAGCGCGAATGTATCAGGTGCTGGTCGTACCGCTTCTGGTTTATCGATGCTGATGGAAAACGCGGCTAAAGGCTTGAAGCAAGCAATCCTCAGTCTGGATGGTGCTGTGAGTAACGTAATTCACCGTCTGTACGATCACATAATGATCTATGATCCAGATGACAGCATTAAAGGCGATATGCAGATTGTTCCAGCGGGTGTCGTTGGTACGCTTCTGAAAGAGTCAGTACAGGCTCGTCGTAATGAGTTCTTGCAGATGACAGCTAACCCTGTTGATCTACAAATCATGGGTCCTGCTGGACGCGCTGCGCTTCTTCGTGAGGCGGCTAAGGTGCTGAATATGGATGTTGATCAGCTTGTTCCAGATCCTAAGGATATCAAGGAGCAGCAGAAACAGGCAGAAATGCAGCAACAAGCCATGCTTGAAGAACAAATGATGGCGCAACAAGGCGCTCCAATGGATCAACAACTACCAGTAGAGGGTATGTAAATGGGTAAATTAGCTAACTTAGCTGGCGGTTTTGCTGGCGGCTTTATACAGGGCAAACGCGCAAAGAAAGCAGACGAACGTGCTGAAACTATGGATAAGGCATACGCTACTATCATTGATCAGATGGGTGCAAAAAAATCGTCGCAACCTGTTGAAAATGCAGTGGTTACGGCGGATACTAAGGGCGCAACAAGCACTTCAGATCCAGATGAGGAGTCTGTAGTAAGTGCGTTTAAGGATGGCGGCATGGTCGGCTATTCAGAAGGCGGTACAGTTGGTGAGTTACCAATGGGCTGTCGAATGGCATGGCAACGTCAGAGCTTTAAGAAGAAGCAATGAATTTAGATCAGAAAACTCGGGATGCAATTTATCGTTTGGGCAATGACGATGATTTCCAAGTTTTCCTACAGTATTTAGCAAAGCTGCGTGATGAGCGGCTTGTCGAGCTGGAAGACGCTACGGTAGCGCTCCAGGTCAATAAGTTGCAGGGCTACTGTCAATCACTACGCGACATTGCTAGGTTGTGCGAACGAAAGTAAGCACTTTTTTTAACTACGCCGAGAATACCGGATCGTAGTGAGAGAATACCGTTTGGCTCTCTTGCGTAAGGATCGGCTCACGGAGTTTTAGATGCCCACAAAGCGTAATAGAAACATTGAGAAGCAAGAGCAAATTGCTGATGAGATGTACCAGAAAGTGTACGGGAAAACCGAAGATGCGGCTCCTGTAGAAAGCAACGAAGGTGAGGAATCACTACCTGTTCAAGCAGAATCGGAAGCACCAGCAACCGAAGACGCTCCAGTAGAAGAGGCGCAAGCTGAAGCTGCGGAAAACGTCGAGGAAGTAAAGGCGGAAGAGAAAGCACCGGAACCCAGAAAAGATGACTGGGAGCACAAGTACAAAGTGTTGCAGAACAAATACTCGGCAGAAGTGCCGCGTTATGCAGCTGAGATTCGAGAACTCAAAGCTGAGATCAAGAGTCTTAAAGAGGAAAGTGTTAAACCAGCCCCGACCCCTGAAGCGTTTAGCTCGCTAAGCCCAGAAGAGATCGAGGAATATGGTGAGAAGTTTGTTGATTTTGTGAAGCGCGCAGCCAGAGATGGTGTACCGCAGAGCAGTGATAATGTTAACGAGCTGAAAGAATCCGTAGAACAGATGCGAAAAGAGCAAGATCAGATTGCTCTACGTCGTTTCATTGATGAACTGAATGGTCTCGCTCCACAATGGCGCGATTTGAACGAAGACGAAGGGTTTTTGGACTTTTTACAAGGATTCGACCCTTACAGCGGACAGCCGCGACAAACATTGTTCGATCGTGCTTATGACGAGCGTGATGCTTATCGGATTGCACACTTCTTTAATGATTACCATGGGCAGCAAGAGCAACAGCCTCAAGAGCCAAAACCGAGCCTGGAGCCACAGGTAACGCCGAAAGTAACCGGCAAATCAGCTCCACAAAAAGGCAAGAAGGTTTACAGCACAGCAGAGGTCGCTCGTTTTTACGACGACATGCGACGCGGTAAATATTCATCGGATGAGGCGGCGAGGATTGAGCAAGATATATTCGCTGCACAAGCCGAAGGCAGATTTCGGTAAGCAGCTGACACTTTACGTTTAAGAGGTAAACACAATGTCAGTTTCAGTAACTTCAGGTTATTACACTTCGGGTAGTACCGCAGACGCTTACTCAGGTAAGTTCATTCCAGAAATTTGGTCTGGCAAGCTCCAGGTTAAGTTCTATCAAACCACCGTTTTGTCTGAAATCACCAACAACGATTGGGAAGGTGAGATTAAGGACCAAGGCGATAAAGTAGAGATCCGTACTGTTCCTACTATCACCATTAACAACTACACCAAGGGTGCAACTCTTGCGAATGAAGTTCCTACCAACGAAGTAATCGAATTGAACATCGATAAAGGTAAGTACTTCTCAACTGTTGTTGATGACGTGGATGACGTTCAGTCAGATCTTAAATTGATGGACATCTTCACTAACGATGCTTCACAGCAAATGAAGATCAATATCGATACTGACGTATTGGCGGGCATGGTTGCTGGTGCAGCTTCTGCCAACAAGGGTGATACCGCTGGTGCTATCTCTGGCGACATCGATCTTGGTGATCAGGCTGCTTCAACTCCAGCTTCTGTAAACATCACTAAGACCAACGTGATCGACAAGATCATTGACATGGGTCAGTGTTTGGACGAGCAGAACGCTCCTGAAGATGGTCGTTGGTTGGTTATCCCAGCTTGGATGGCTGCATTGATCAAAACTTCGGATTTGAAAGATGCGTCTATAACTGGTGATTCAGTTACTCCATTGCGTAACGGTCGCCTCGGTATGATCGATCGCTTCACCTTGTATGTATCTAACTTGTTGCCTACCACTACTGGTGCAACTGACGGTACTTCAACTGGTCTGAAAGGTTTCTCAGTATTCGCGGGTACTCGTGACGCTGTAACCTTTGCTTCACAGATCACCAAAATGGAGTCGCTACGCGCTCAAACCACTTTCGGTAACATCGTTCGTGGTCTGAATGTTTACGGCTACAAGGTATTGAAGCCAGAAGCTCTTGTTGAAGGTTTCTTCAGTAAGTAAGCGAGTTTGGGGGAGGGTAATCCTCCCCCTTCTTCATTGGGAGGTGGGGAATGCTTTTGAGGAATAAACGTACTGGATTTGTGTATGCCTACACCAAGGCGCTAGCAACAGATTCTGAGTATGAGATCTGGACCGAAGAAGAGGCAAAAGAGGAGCCTGTCGAAAGTCCGCCGAAGAAGCGCGTTGTTCGCAAGAAAAGGGCTACTAAAAATGGCAACACTGTTCAGCAAGGTGATAAGTGACTCCAGGGTTGATCTTAACGACACTGGTTCTACCCGTTACACTGACGCACAATTGATTGGTTATGCCAACGATGGCGTAAGAGAGATCAAAAAAGCGCGTCCAGACTTGTTTTTTGGTTCCTATTCTTCTGCATTATCGACTTATGTAAGCACCGATAATGTTC